GGCTTGCCAAGGGTTCTTTCACGAGCGTTCCGACGTAACTGGACGGCGCCTCGTGCGGCAGATCCTGACGAACCTGCTGGGCAACGTTTCGACGTCTGTCACGCCGGTTTCGACGGGTCCGCTCCCGGAACTGATCGATCAGCTAGTCTCCGCGACTTGAGCTGACACTTCCCCCAACCTTCCGATTAAGGAGGCATTATGCGTTTTACACGCTGGGATCAGAAGTGGTCTTCGACAGTTACAAACGAGGTTCTCCTTCTCCTTGCCGAAAGACACCTTGAGCTCATCACTGAGCCCGAGGAGCAGACCGTTACTGTACGCAATCTCGTGAGAGACCGCGATTACACCGGTTTGTGTCTCTTCGAACTTGACTACTCCCATATATCTGTACATACGGCTCGACACTTGCGTCAGGTCCTTGGCTTCTTTCAGAAGCGTGAGGATCTTGATTTGGGTGTGGACCGTACGCAGGTAGCGTGGGACAAGTTCGTTGAGTCCGAGACGAGGTGTGCTGAGTCAAACGACATCTTCAGGAAGTACTTCGCGGGAGGTTTTGTCTTCCCCCCGCGCGTTGAGTCCGTTCTTTTTCGGGCTCAGCGGAAAATAAGTGCTATCCTGGGCGATGTCCCAGAGCTCGAGCAACTCCGCCTTCGTTTTGGACCAGGTGCGACGACGCAAGTCAAAAAGAAGGATGCATCGGTTCGGCGTAAGCTGAACCAGATGTTCGCTTGTAGTGAAGACGCGATTCGCACTCTCCCGAGTGTGTTCGCGGAGGTACCACTGTGGTCTGGCTCTCCAGCCGACGACGGTGTGGCCTCAGTCCCTGTCGTCATCCATGACGGCAGGACTGACTTCGTTCGGAAAAACGCGAAGACAGATCGAACGATCGGTGTTGAGCCGTCGCTGAACTCATTTGTTCAGCTTGGCATTGGCGCCTATATCGCTTCCTGTCTGCGTAAAGAGGGAGTGGACTTAACAGATCAGACGCTTAACCAGCGCCTGGCCTGCCGCGGTTCACTCACGGGGGAAGTAGCAACCCTCGACCTCTCAAGTGCGTCGGATTTGATCTCAAACAAAGTTGTTGAGAGTCTCTTGCCCTATGACTGGTGGGATTTCCTCCGGTCATATCGCACAGGGACTTTCCGCGCTGGAAATGAGGTCCTCCGCCTCGAGAAGTTTTCTTCGATGGGGAACGGATTTACGTTCCCCCTGGAATCCTTGCTGTTTTACAGCTTGGCTTGGTCCTGCTGTGATCCAAAAGATCACAAATTGATCAATGTCTATGGGGATGACATCGTTATCCCTACATATGCATGCGGCCTCCTCACGGAGGTTCTGCACGCTGTGGGATTTCAGGTAAACCAGTCGAAGAGCTTTTCCTCGGGGCCTTTCCGTGAATCTTGCGGGAAGGACTACTTGTCCGGAATCGATATCCGGCCTTGTTACATTAAGGCTCCTTTATCAGGTGAGTCATGCTTTGTTCTACACAATTTCTATGTGCGGAACGGGCAGCCTGAACTCGCCCAGATCTTGCTGGGATTTGTGGATGAAAGTCTGCGGATCTTCGGCCCTGATGGTTACGGCGATGGGCACCTTTTGGGTGCTTTTGAGCCGGTACCACATCATCGGGATCTTGGGTGGGGTGGCTTTACCTTCGAGACGTATACGCATAAGCCCCGGAAAGCATACTATGCTCTAGGGGCTGACTACGTATTCCCTTCCTACTCGATCTACATCAAGGACCATCATAAGGCACCTGATGAAGATTTAGGTCGCCGGCTTATGGCCGACAACCGACTTGACATCCCGGTTCATTCCGGGACTGCCAAGTGGCACCGCGCGACTGGGCCATTGCGGCCCGATCGCAAAGATGCTAATTATGTGCGGAAGCGCACATCAGAGGGGAAGTGGAAATGGTGTCTCGAGGATACCCTTCCAGGGTATCAAGGGTATAAGCGGATCAAGATCTACACTTTAGATAGGACCTCATAAGGGTCCATTCTCC